TTGCTGTAACAGCTGCCGATATATTTGCTTGATTAGCAGCCGTTGCTGCTCCACCTGGAAGCGGCCAAGAAATTGCTGCAACTTGTTGTGTTATTGGAAAATTACTTACAGTTACATTATGGTTGTCAGGTAATTGTAATGCACTTGTAGCCAATGCAAGATAAGCACCAGAATCGTCAACTGCCATTGATTTCATAGAGTTAGCTGTATCATCGAGAATAGAATCACCCATAATAGTAAACATTCCATAAATAGTTGTAAACATACTTCCGTCTTCTCCTTCCCATCTCTTCCATGCACCAGCTTTATCTTCATAATAATACATTAATCCATTAACTAATTGTGGATTTTGACCGGCTGGAATTGTTCCGTTATCTTCTTCTGTTAAGAATCTCATCCAAAAATCATTAGTATTATCAAACCCATAGTTTAATGATATCTCAGAAGGTAAATTTTGAGAATGAGCAATACCATTATCGTCTATATCTTTAATTTGATCTGGTAATGTAACATTAAATGGGTTAATATCAGTAATTTCATCTCCATCACTATCTATATTGGTAACACGATAAGCTTTTGCCGGCCATTGAACAGTATCCTGATTCTTGCCGTTTAATTCATCAGCTGTGGGTGCTCTGTTTGCTGTCATTCATAAACCCCACAAATCTTTTCTTGAATTTCTCGTTTCTTTGATTAACTTCTTGATTATTAGGTTGGTTTCCAAACATATCTCCCATTGGATTACTTGATTGTTTAGGGTTTTCGTCTCCCCATTCTACAGGTTCTTTACCTTTCGCTTTTCTATATTCGTTAATAGTTAATGCACCATGATCAATCTCTTGCATATTTTGTTCGAACTCAATCTGTTCATTAACTTGATCTTTAGGACAGAACTTGAATTTTAACCCATGATTTTCGTCTTGGAATATCTCGGTCAATGTTCGTTTAGTATGCATATTTTCTAACAAATGCATATAAGGTTTGAGTGCATTTCTTACTGTTACTCTTGCTTGACCTTCGTCGTTAGACTTGTTTGCGTTCTCAAAGAATCCTGCTTCTGTCGGACTAACTCCGAACACACCGAACACAATCTTGAAATACCATTGTTGGCCGTTTAACCACTCCAAGTCTCTATTGGATTCAGCCAATTTATACATATCTTCAATGGCCCAGTTAATGAACCCAACTTGATGAGGTTTGCCTTTATAATTATTGTTCCAAGTCCGCTTAAGCTTCTTGAGTTGATCTTTTGGTAATTTTGGAATACTCAATAATATATCAGGCACAGCATTATTTTTATATAAGTCTTTATTATAACGTGTTCCCTGTATTAATACTTCCAGCACCTGTTGGATTGATTGAACTGGTGAAAATCCGTAAACACTATAAGGTCTAGAATTCATTATCATATATCCGATTTCTTCTGGTAAGAACCTAGTCGGGTTTTGTTTTGGATGTTTAAATGAATATTGGTAATAATTAAGAAGGTTTTTATAAATATCCACTTGTTTAAGCATTGTTCCGCCGTCTACTGATTTAATCTGTGCTAATGTTCGTTGACCCAATGGCTTGAGGACCAATCCTGGTTCTGTATTAACTATTCTTCCCCAGCTATCATAAACAGGTAAATCACCAATAACATAAGAATCACTTGTATAAACATAATTGAAAACACCCGCATCAATTTCGCCGATGTCGGTTATAACTTCAGAATTGATATCTGATACTGATTGATTATTATTATTAACATTATTAAAGAAATCTTCGGCTATTTTTATCTTTTCAGAATAATCAATATCGTCCTCTTCGTCTTCAGGCACGATTTCGTAAGGAATAGTCGCAATTTGACGTTTAAAAGTTCCAAGAACCATCTGAGTCCACGGAGATTGAGCAAAATTCCTAATCATTCTAATATCAACACCACGTGGTTGTCCTAATTTAGAACTAAAGAACCAATTTGGATAAACTGCCTGTCTCTCGTCTGGTGGCATACCACTATATGATAATTCTGTTAATCCTACTTCTGTATTACTTCTACCAACTACTGGCGCAGTGGCCTTAGTTGTTAATTGCGAGAAATTCTGGAATAATCTATTTAAAATAGCCATTTTTAATATAAAATATTTTATTAGTATTTAATTAATTACTAAATTAGAAGTAATATCGGAACCTAGAACAACCGATAAACACCACTATCCAGAATCGTGGTTGGGATTAAACCTAAGCTTCTTTTACGTCCAGTTCCTAAATGTTATAATATATTAGAAGTATATAAATGTTTTTATTAATAAAAGAAAAAGTAATCCTAAAAAGGATTATCAAAAATAGGTTTGTCAAATAAGTGTTCTCTAATAATACGAGTGGCTATCTTATTTGCGATCTTCTTATCTCTTGCGATTAATCCTTGATAGTTCACATATAACATATTAGCCATTTGGTCCTCTGTATATGCACTTGGATCTTTAGCAATAGTTAGATCGGCTTGTCGTTGTGCTTCTTTCTTACAATCAGCAGATATCTGAGCGATAAGTAGTTTTAACTTGGCGATCTGTAAATCGGTGCATTTCTCTTCAAACTGCTTTCTATCTTTAATAAAGTTCTTAACAGATTCAATATTACCTTCAATCTGTTTCTTTTGTCCTTCCATTTGTTGAAGTTGTCCTTCCATCTGTTTTAATTGTCCTTCTGCTTGATCGATAGAATTCAATACGTCTTTTGGTGTTACTTCAATATCAGGAACATCTACTTTTTGTGTTAAATTATCTCCTTTCCATTCATAACTAACTTTGTTTACCATTCTAGTTCGCCCTCTTAATATTATCTATTTCTGTGATCTCACGTTTAATAGGTTTGTTTCTAATAATGATTTCTTTGACTTCATATGCGATGTTATATTGTGCAGATAGAGTCTTTTCGATAGTTTTACCATTATCAAGTTCGACTGGCACTTTATTCTCATAAAGAACTTTATTACCATTCTTATCAGTCTCATAAACAGAGAAAGTGATTTGTGCTTCTTCGTTACTTAACTTTCTGGCTTGTAACTTAGTAATATGCATTTTTGGTGGTGTTGTCTTCCAATGATCTTCAATCTTTAAATGAAGTGCTTTGCTCATTTTCTGTATTGATTTCAGTCTTTCACGCATTCGTGTATCGACTGGTGATCTAAGTTCCAGAGTTGCTAAGTCTTGTAATTGAAGTAATTTCTCTTCAATAACGTTACTAAGTTTTCTCATTGTTGTTTCTTTAATACCTTCATCTTTTAAAGAATCAGGAATTGGTGTTTCTAATACTTTGCCTTGTATAATTTTGTTTTCTTCTACCATTTTATTGGTCCTCCACTTTGATTCTAAATAACGACCGGAATCTGTTCCGATTGTCTTTTACCATTAATACTTCTAATTCGTCTCTCTTAACCATCTTTCGTAGACATTTATTAGCGTTCTGTGGTGCAACCTTAATAATTACACTCACTTCTTTATAAGTCATCCACTTTGGATAGTTTTCCTTTAATACCTTTCCTATTTCGTCTTGCGACATCTTTCTCTATAACCTCCCCTTTTTTGAATTTGAGTCTAAGTTTATCTCTAATTTTCTTATAAATCATTACCATTCTATTTCTACCTCTGGGTTTTGTATCATACCTAAATCAAAATAACACCGCATCATTAATGAATCAGCGAAGTCGGGTGATCTACCTATTATTGATTTTATCTCTTCTTTCGGGATTATTTGAAGTTTCTTTTCGTTGTCTAAAGGATCTTTCTTTCTTATGCCTTCTAACTCTTCAACCACCCAATTTCTAATTTCTGGGTCTATCCCTTCATAAACACCGATCTTATTATCGTTAATAAGTTCAGCAAGTTTAAAATAACATTGTGATCGTAAATTCTTATAGAAATATCTATCCGTTTCTTGATCGTCTTCACTCTCTTCAGCAATTGCACGGCTACCATTAACAAAACCGACAACCCCGTCAACGTGATCAACAACACCACCACCCATTCCGTCGTCGTCAACAGCAACATTACTTCGTGGAATGTGAAACTTATGACAGGCACTCTTGATTGATTCCTCTAAGAACGGCATATCACTTTTTAAATAATACCATACTTTCTTTATATAGTGACCTTGCCATACAATAAACACAGCTTTATCTCTACCGAACCGAGCAACGTCTACTGTCAAATACATCTCTTCACTGGGATCAAAAGAATAAGTATTAGTGAACATATTTAGGATATTCTCATATTTGATTAGGATTGCGTCATCGTCGTCATATTCCCAATTACCTAACATCAATCTTTGTTTCAAAATAGGATCTTTCATTTTACCTAATATCTTACCATAAGTAGACGCGGTATATGGATTATCTGTATAAAGAGACTGAATAAAGATCCAATCAGTGGACAACTTGTTTTCTTTCCAAGGTTTATAAACTTCGAAATATAACCAATTCTTTTTAGGATTACAAGTTAATAACATTTTAGGAATAAGCCCAAGTTCATCATTCATATGTCGTCCTATCCTAGACTTTAATACATCAAATGCTCGTTGGTTAATCTCACCAGCTTCTTCAATGAACCCACACGTATATTCAATCGAACCCAATCGCTCATAAAGAGGATCTTGTGGTTGGTATTT